GGCAGGTAGCTTTCAAGGTAGAAGGCGAAAAGAAAATGCTCTCCCAGGATGAGATGATTTTCATCCCTGATGTGGTCAAGCCAGGTCAGATGAGAGGTGTTTCAAGAATCGAAGCTCTCAAAGAGGACTTCTCACTAGCCCAAGCGCTGACAAACTACACCGCTAAATTCTTTGGAAGTGGAACTCACACCTCAGGTGTTTTGGAATACCCAGGCAACCTGACCGCTGACCAAGCTAAGAATCTTCAGGAAGCATTCGATGCTCGACACCGAGGCTGGGACAGGGCACACAAAACAGCTGTTCTCTCAGGTGGAGCTAAGTATTCCCCAACCACAGTTGACCCTCAACAGTCTCAGATGATTGAAACCAAGAATCACACTGTTGCCACAATCGCTAGAGCATTCAACATTCCTCCACACCTTTTGGGATTGGAAACTGGAACAAGCTATGCATCGGTTGAGCAGAACAACCTCGCCTGGATAACTCATTGCCTCCGACCATTAGCAACAAAGATTGAAAATGGCTTCTCAAACATGATGTCTCGCTATCAAGGTGGAGAGAGAGCATTCCTGAAGTTCAACATGGATGGACTACTTCGGGCGCAGCTGACAGAGAGAACACAAGCATATTCAAGAGGTCTGCAAGCTGGTTATCTGTCAATCAATGATGTCAGGAGACTGGAAGACCTCCCAGCTGTTGATGATCCAAACGCTGACACTCCAAGAGTTCCGCTTGCCAATGTCAATGTTGAAAATGCAACAGTCAAGTCTGAGACCGAAAAGGTCAAGATGGCAAGAGATTTGGTGATGGTTGGATATGACCCAGAGCAGGTCTTGGAGGCATTCGGTCTCCCAGCAATAGACCACACCGGTCTGCCATCTGTCCAGCTCCAGGGAGTTCAGAACATTGACCCAGAAGACCCTGCCAGCGTATATCCAGAGGATGATGATGCCAATTCATAATGACAATCACACCTTGAGCAACACCACAGCAACCCTGGTCTGCCCAAATGACAACATGGAGCAAGTGGTTCATCTTCACAACATGAGCAAAAGCTCAAACAATTACATTCATTTTGGAAATACAGACATGACCCTAACCAACTCCATTCACATCGACCCAGGTGAGACAGTGACTTATCACTTGGGAGCAGGGGATGAATTGTTTGCCATGAGCGACCCAGATGGTTTGGAGCTTGGAGTGCTAAGGATAACTCAGGACTAACTTATGCCATATTTTTACACTGACAGAGGTGAGCATCCAGACTGTGAAGGTTTCGCAGTTGTCAAGGAAGATGGAGAGCTAGTTTTCTGCCACAGAACTAGGCAGGAAGCAATCGACCACCACATCGCAATCTCACTAGCTGAAGACCTAGAACCCCAAGGGCAGTATGAGGGGGATTTTAGGAGTCTCAGAATTGCTCTGCCAGGAGACAAATTCACCACTGAAGAGGAAGCCCTAGAGAGAGCTGAAGAGATTGGCTGTGAAGGCACTCATGAAATGGATGAAAATGGAGAAACAATCTACATGCCATGCTCCACCCATGCAGAATATGAGGATGTCGCAGGAGCATCTGGCTATCGCTCGGAGCATGATCAAGGCGCATCAACACCAGCTGAACCAGAAGAGCAGATTGAGGGAAGCGCAGAGAATGAACCAGGCTCAGCCTCTGGAGCAGGTGGAGACATTGAACTCTCAGAGCGAACAGAAACAGCCCTCAGAAACAAAGTCAGAGACCACAATGAGGCGATGGAGGAAGCAGATCGCCCAGACTATACTCGAACAACTTTTGGTCAGTTAGCAGCTGTTTATCGCAGAGGCGCTGGAGCTTTTTCAGTCAGTCACAGACCAGGGCAAAGCAGAGCAGCATGGGCAATGGCAAGAGTCAATGCCTATCTCTATCTTTTGAGAAATGAAGAGCCAGAGAATCCTGCCTACATCACAGACAATGACCTGCTTCCAGAAGACCACCCAAAGTCCACCAGAGGGGACAGAAGCTTAGAACAGAGAGATGTTGACCTGACACCTCCTGCCTACATGAGGGCAGCCGCTAGAAGGGGACTGGAACTCTATGAGCAGGGTTTGGCTGGAGATGGTGTCACAGAGCAAACCATCAGAGAAGCCAGAGCAATGGCCAGGGGTAATGTTTCAGTTTCCAAATGGAACAGGATTGCCCCATGGATTGCAAGGCACTTGACAGACCTAGAGGCTGAACAGAATCAACCAGGAGGCGAAGGATTCCCAGGAGCAGGAGCTGTGGCTTTTTATCTTTGGGGTTCAATCCCAACAGTCAGAGGCGCTGAGAGAGTTCAAGCCTTTGCTGAGGGTGTTGTTAGTAGGATAGAGGAAGAGTCAGAGGGAAGAGCGAGAGGCGAAATGGCTAAAAAATTAGAAACTCGAACCATCGAGACTGAGTTTGAACTTAGAGATGAAGGCGATGGCATGACCTTTTCTGGCTATGCTGCTTTGTTTGATTCCCCATCACATCCACTGCCCTTCATTGAAAGAATCAAGCCAGGTGCATTCACTAGATCACTAAAGAGCAGAAACAATGTTTTCATGTATTACAACCATGACAGCTCAGAGATTCTAGCTTCAACCAGAGCTGGAACCTTAAGGCTGTATGAAGACCAAAGAGGTTTGAAAGTAGAGGCAGACATTGCCCCAACCTCAACTGGCAGGGATGTTTCAACCCTGATTCAAAGAGGCGACCTGGCTGGCATGTCATTCGGATTCTCTGTCCCAAGCGGTGGAGATGAATGGAATGCTGAGGGAACTGAGAGAACACTGACCAGCATCAGGCTTGGAGAGGTTTCAGTTGTTTCTCAGCCAGCTTATGGTTCAACAGAGGGAACAGTTGCTGTCAGAGGTTTGGACAAAGTAGCTCAGAGAGCTGATGTCGATGCTGATGCTTTGGCAGATGCAATCCTGAAGTTGGAGACCGGTGACTCAATCACTGATGATGACAAATCAATTTTGAACTCTGTCATTGATAACCTAGCCCCAGAGCCAGAGGAATCAGAATCTGAGGATGATGGCATGGCTAAACTCGAACTAAAGAAAAAGAAACTAGCACTGCTAATGAAAGGCATGTCATGACAAAAGAAGAAATCAAAAAAATCCTGCTCGAAGCAGTAGGAAATCCAGTGGTTGGAAAAGTCAGAGAGGCATCCGACACACAGGCTGAGGCACTGCACAAAGCTCTCAATCCAGAAGTAAAGACCAAAAAGGTCGAAAAGGAAATCCGAATTGAGGAGTCTGAAGAGACTCGATAGAGGTTTCCTCTCCCCTCTGGCTGTTTAGCTAGGGGGGTTTTTTATTGCATAAAGATGGCAGAACTTCAGAGGGATGTCATAGAACAATTCTTTTTTGGTTAGCCTGGTGTCTTTTTCTACAAACCCAACCAGGTCAAACACATCACCAGTCACAGCATAGAAATGTTCTAGGTCATTGCTGACCACTACAAACAGAGTCTGAGGTGTGATGAATTTCTTTTTTCTAGTTGACAGTTGGAGAGTATTGAAAGGAAATCTGCCATTCCAAGCGGTTCGGATTTCTACCTCAACCAGCCAGGTCACTCCATCTTTTTCAGCAATCAGATCGATGCCATATTTGTCAGGGTTATCTCGAACAGCCCAACCTTCATCCTGGAGCCATTCAGTGATTACTCCCCTAGCAGCGGCATCATAACGCTGGAACAATTCTTTGCTAAATTCCTTCACATTCTTAGCATAACCTTCAAGCGGAACTTGAGGGGGTAAAATGGAAGGTGTGGCGAGAGTTAGCTCCGCCCAATAAAAGTCTGAGTTAGCTCGACTGACCAAATAGCAAACTACTAAGGAGACACCGATGAGCGAATTCATCAAAGCTCAGCAAGAGGTTCGAGCAAACCTTTTTGAGCAGATCAAGGATGTCATCTCTGGAGCAGAGGCTGAGAGTCGAGGACTAGACTCAGCTGAACTCGAGAAGATTGACCGCATGGAAAAGGACATCGAAGCTGCAGAGCGTAGCATCGAGACCGCAGAGAAGGCAGAGCAGAGAGCAGTTGAGGCTTCAGCTGCATCCAAGGGATTCATGCCAGTAGAGACCGCCAACACCGATGCTGACAAACTACGCAGCATCTTGACCGGTGAGACTCGCAGTGCAAACTTTGAGACCAGGGCAACAATCGTTTCAAGCGACAGCCTGGTTGACAGAGGTTTCGCTGACAGCATCTTCATGAAGATGAGGGATGTTGGGCCAATTCTTCAGACCTCTGAAGTTATCTCAACAAACACCTCAGAGACGATTGTGTTCCCAACCTTTGGAACATTCTCAAGCCCAGCTCAGAGAGCAGAAGGTTCAGCTCTACCAGAGAGTTCCCCAAGCTTCTCAAACATCACACTTGAGGCTTACAACTATGGAGCTTTGATTCCTGTCAGCAACACATTGCTTCAGGACTCTTCACTGGATATTCAGGGCATCATTGCAACTCAGGCAGCTAACGCTCTTGAGTTCCAGTTGAACCTAGACCACACCACAGGTGACGGATCAGGCAAGCCAAATGGAATTGTGACCGCTGCAAGCGACTCAGGAATTTCAGGTGAAGCTGGAACCATCTCAGCTGATGAGGTTATTGAACTTCTGTTCACTGTTGATGCTGGTTACCGCAACCAGAACGCTGGCTTCATGGCAGCAACCAACACCGCTAAAGACCTTCGATTGCTAAAGGATGGGGACAACCGCTTCCTATATGAAATCAGGGTTGGAGAGCCAGACCAGGTTGCAGGATACCGCTTGGTTGAGAACCGCCACATGGCTTATGGTGATGGTGAGAAGAGCTTGCTCTTTGGTGACCTGTCACAATACAAGGTTCGCTTTGCTGGTGGAATTGATGTTCAGTCATCGGCAGATTACGCCTTTGACCAGAATGTCACCACAGTAAGGGTGATGGCTAAGGCAGATGGTGACTTGGCTCAGCCAGAGGGTGTCGTCTACTACACCCAGGGAACAGCTTCCTAAAGCTCCCCTCCTAAAGACTGAAACCCCCTGTTCGGAGATTGGCAGGGGGTTTCTTCTATGGGTAAGATGATGACATGACAATCTCTAAATATGAACAAATTGATGCAGATGTAATGATCTACTCAAACAGCCCCAAAGCCCCTAGCGGATATGGCAGGCAGGTTGCTCAGCTGGTTGAGAAGATGAAGAGGCATGGCATGAATGTTGCTGTCTCTTGCAACTATGGGCAACAGGGTGAGTTTGGTGAATATGAGACACCTCATGGAAATGTAAAACTTTACCCTCAGAGCTACACAGGCTA